AAAAAGTTTCCTTGCAAAGAGTGCGGGGAGATTTTTTATTCCCCGGTAAGTTTGGCTACACACGTAAAATCTGCGCACCCGAAGGAGAAAAAATGAGTGAGATATTAATATTTGTATTGTTGGCTTTAAATGTAGTTCAGTTTGCGGTCAACAGTAGGGAAAGAAAGGATTTGCTTAATAGGATTATGTCGAAAGATTTTCAAGACTATAATTCCATAATAAAAGACCCTCCAAAGGGTAGGAGCTTCTTGAAACTCAAGCAAGGGGGCGGTGAAAGGGGGTAGGTGATTGTTAGGTGCAATAGATTTATCAAAAGTATTGGATGAAAAAGCAGGCATTGTTACCCAGGAAGCTCTTGTATCTTATGTTAATGATGAATTTAAGCGTAGGCAAACGGAAAGATTGCCATATGAATTACAATGGCAGTTAAATATAAATTTCATTGAAAACAATCAGTATGTTGATATAAACCCTGTTGCTCTTAAACTTGAAGAAATACCTAAGTTATATGAGTGGCAGGAGCGTGAAGTATTTAATCAGATCGCCCCCGTAGTTGAAACAAGAATAGCTCGTCTGTCAAGGATGCGTCCTATTCTAAAATCTCGTCCCGCTACTACATCTCCAAGGGACATTCGTGCTTCTAAAGTATCTTCCCATCTTTTAAGGAACATCTATTATGAAGAAGGTGTTCGTAGCCTTATGGACGAGATTTATGGATGGCTGGAATCAACAGGAACGTGTTTTATGAAAAATGTTTGGAATCCCCAAAAAGGTAAAGTTATTGGCAGGTCTATTGTAATTATTAAAAAAGAAGATGGGACTGAAGAACAACAGGAAATCGATATTCACGAAGGCGGTCTTGAGCCTATTGTAGTACCCCCTCAGGAGATTTTCCCTGATTCTGCTTTCCGTCAAGAAGTAGACGATTGTGGAAGCCTTATTCATGCCCGTGCAATTCATGTAGATGAAGTGGAAGAAACATGGGGCGTAAAGGTATCTCCAGAACAAACAACATCTGTAAGATTGCAAAGGGCGTCAATAGGTATTGGTGGCCTTGGTTATGGGTTTGGCTACAATTATGTTTCCACACAACTTAAAGATCATGTAGTTGTAAAAGAATATTGGGAGGCCCCGTCTAAAAAATTCCCGGAAGGGCGCTTAATCATTGTTGCTAACGGGAAACTTTTATTTGCAGGTGTGCTGCCTTATCCCGTTGGTAAAGAGGGAACGCCTGTAATTCCTTTTGAAAAAGTAGTTTCGATTCAAAGGCCGGGCGTATTTTGGGGAAGGTGTGTGGTTGATCGCCTAATTCCTGTGCAACGAAGATATAATGCCCTGAGAAACCGCAAAGCAGAATACTTAAACAGGTGCGCAATAGGTCAATATTGGGTGCAAGACGGCTCTACAGACCTTGATATTCTTCAAGAAAATATCGGAGAACCCGGATTTATTGGTGTATATGCAAAAGGCTTTGAACCGCCACAACCAGCCGTTAATCCCCAATTACCTGTTGCTTTCGATACAGAAGAAGCAACATTATTGCAAGAAATTAACGTGCTTTCGGGCGTTTCCGATATTTCTAAGCAAAGTAGGGCTCCGGCAGGAGTAAAGTCTGGTGTAGCTTTGTCTATTGCCCTTGAACAAGATGATACACGTCTTTCCAAAACTGCCGCCAATGTAGAGGATTTTCTTATCCGTTGTGGTCGTCAATGGTTAAGATTCCACAAACATTTTGTTTCGGGGGTAAGAACGCTACAAGCCGTAGGCGAAGATAACGTAATTGACATTATCTATTGGACAGGTTCAGATATTACTTCTGACGATGTTATTATAGAACCCTTCAGCGCTATTGCTGAATCTCCTGCACAACGTAGGCAGATGGTATTTGATTTATTAGCAAGCGGATTGTTCCATAATGAGCAGGGTGTAATTGATAATAGTATGAAAGCTAAGATATTTGAAATGATTGAAATGGGCAACTGGGAACATGCTGATGATGAATCACAACTCCAGATTGCCAAAGCTGAAAGAGAAAATGCGGCAATGTCGCAAGGCCAATTACAACCTGTTAATACTTATGATGATAACGTGATCCATGTTAAGAGACACAACCAATACCGCTTAACAGTTGAATATGAAGAACTCGTTAAACAATTCCCGATGATTAACATGATTTTCCAACAACACGTAGACCAACATTTAATGGCGTTAATACCGCCTATGGCTCCACAGCCGCAACCTATGCCTGGAGTTATGCCCAGTGCAGGTGGCAACAAGCCTATGGCGTTACCAACACGAGCCCTCTCATAAGAGGGCTTTTAAATTTAAAAGGAGGTATTTATATATGCTGACAACTCACAATGAGCCAGCAAGGATGAATTTACAAATGTTTGGGGACGGCGAATCGCAAGGTGAACCACAGGGTGAACCGCAAGCCGTCAATAGTGCTGCACAACAGACTTCGTCTGCGCAGCAAGATCAACGGGAGAGTATAGTTGATTTTTTTAACAAGTTCCTGCAAGAAGGTAATTCTGCCGGAGATCAAAACAATTCTCCCGAAGGCAATCCTCCGGTAGAACCTAACACTCCCGAGCCTGAATCTGAACCCCTGATTTTGGGAAAATTCAAGTCTCAAGCAGATTTAGAGAAGGCATACGTGGAGGCTGAAAAGAGGATTTCACAATACGGACAGCAGTTTTCACAAAATCAACAGCAGATAGAACAGATGCAAGCCCAACTGTATCAGCTTCAACAGTTTGTGCAACGGCTTCAAGAACCCCAACAGCCGCAATTAACTCCTGAAGAAATACAGGAGAGAAATCAGCAATGGTTGGATAAGTTCTATGAAGATCCGTTGGGTATGCTAAATGATGTTATTAACGCAAGCATACAGCAAGCTATTAATCCTCTTGCGAATAAAATCCAATTTAAAGAAAAGGTTGATCACTATAGCCAGCAGGTGTTGGCAGCAAAGGCGAAGTACCCCGACTTTGATGATTACAGACCCCAAATGGAAGCGATAATCAAAGAACAGGGACAATACTTGGCCGGTTTGCCTAATGCTGTAGAGGTTATTTATAACATGGCTAAAGCTCAGTCTGCAAAAAGCCCGGACGATTATTTGCAGGATGAAGAATTTCGCAAGAAGATACTTGTTGATGAATCAATCCGTAATGAAATCCTCAAGCAATATGCACAACAGGTGGCTAGTGGACAGCCGCCTGTTGTTTTGGGTAAACAGCAGGGAGAAATTCCCGCCGTTGAACCCGTAGAAATCAAAAACACGCAAGATGCTAAAAAGGCGTCTATTGCCTTTTTCCAAAGAATATTGGGAGGGGGCAGTAAATAAGGAGGTAGAGTAATATGCTTACTATGTCAAATATTGCGGATGCATTAAAACTCTTTTATCTTCCGGGGTTGCGTTATCAATTAAACGATCAGGCATCTGCTTTTCTTGCACAAATTGAGAAAAGCACCGAAGAAGTGGTTGGCCGTGAAATTCGTATGGCTATGAGGTACGGAAGGCAGGGAGGCGTCGGTAACCGTGCTGACGACGGCACTTTGCCGACCCCCAACAGCAGAAGAACTAAGCAAGCAGCCTGGGAAACCAAGAACATCTTTGCTCGTTTTCAGTTGACCGACAAAACTATCGAAGCCTCTAAATCCAACGTTGGAGCGTTTGCTTCTATGCTTCAGCAGGAAATTGAGGATTGTGAGACCGATGCTCGCCTTGACTTGTCTCGTCAGGCTTTGGGCGATGGTGTCGGTGTACTATGTACGGTTTCACAAGGCAACTATGCTGGTGGGGTAGTTACTGTAACTGTCGATACTACTATGTATCTGGCTGAAGGTATGTACGTTGATATTATAGCTTCAGGTGGCACAGTTAAATCTCAAGAAGTAGAAATTATTAGCGTTCCATCTTCTACGACTTTCATTTATGCCGCAAGCAGTGATCCCTCGCTTGTATCTGGTGACCAGGTTTTTGTAGCTGGCAATAAAAACAAAGAACTTACTGGTCTTGATGCAGTTGTTTCTACTGGTGGAACTCTTTATGGTATTGACCGTGGTGAGCACCCTTGGCTGAACTCTAATGTGTTTGCTATTAACGGTGCGATTGCTGAAACCCGTATTCAAGCAGGTATAGATGAAGTCGAAACCAAGAGTGGTAGCGAAACCAACTTCCTGCTTTGTTCTAAAGGTGTGGCAAGGGCTTATCAGAACTTGCAAACTGCCATGAAACAGCACGTCAACACTTTGGATCTTAAAGGTGGTTGGACTGGCCTTAGCTATGCAGGGGGCAAGAAGCCTATTCCTTTGGTTTCTGATAAATATGTTCTCCCCAACAGGCTTTATGGCCTAGATTTGAACGACTGGAAAATGTACCAAATGGCAGATTGGAATTGGCTTGATAGAGACGGTAGCATGTTGACCCGTGTTGCCAACAAGCCGGTATGGGAGGCAACTTTGGTCAAGTATTGCGACTTGGGTTGCCAGCGTCCGAGAGGACAGTTCGTAATGACCGGAATCACTGAGTTATAAAAAACGGGGGCGGTTGCGCCCCCTATTTCCTTTTTGGAGGTGGGACGAATGTCTATATCTTTTTCTGCTCCACAAAGATTTAAAGCAGGAAACGTTTTTATTAATATGGTCAGGGCTACTGTATCATCAGATGATGAATATGCAACTGGCGGGTATGCAATTACGCCAAAAGATGTTGGCCTTGATCAAATTATCGGTATCTTAGGAGTTTTTAGCACGGGGCATGTGGTTGTTTACGCTGACAACAAGATCAAGGCTTGCGATGGCGCTGCGGAAGAAACAAGTGAATCAACAGATTTGCAAAACGCAACTGCCGATCTTGTAGTTTTAGGCAGGTGATATTATGAATATGATTCCTTTCCATGTCAAGGCAAGTGTTGTGAACGATGATCTTTCTCTTGTCTTGGATACGCAAGGTAGGCTTAATGTAGGATATTTTATCGAATCTGCCGCTAGCAGCAAACATAAGTTATATGTTTCCTACGATAATATAAATTACCATGAATTGAAAGAAATAGAGATAGACCAGAAAGGTTCCGCTATCGGTTTTGAGCAAATACCTTGGCGGTATGTTAAATTGGAGGCTGAAGCTCAAGGAAACCACACGTATGAGTTAATCTGCAAATAAAAAAAAGGGCTGGCTTATCCGGCCCTTTTATTATTTAAGGAGGGATAAAATGTATAGGACTAAAATTAAAGATAGGATAAAACATAAACCTTGGTTAATACCTATGTTTTCAAATATATTTTGTATACCTGAAAGGTTAAGGAGAAATGATCCTAACCTTTTTGTCGTATTTAATAAGGCTACACAGAAGTATGAAATCCATTCGCTTGATAACAAAGGTGATAGTTTTTCTTTGCAAGTGCCTTTTGAAGAATTAGACGCACGTACTGAGGAATTTGTAAAAAAATATGACTTGAGGCGGCATGGTATGAAGATATACCGTGAAATAGACGAACATAACGAAAGGTTGGAAGAACAAAATAGGCGGCAGCGTTCTAATGATATTTATGATATGGCAAGAGAGATTTATCCGTTGTTTAAGCGGTATGCGTACTGGGGGGAATAGGGATGAAGCCAGAAGAAATGATTACAGCAGTAGAGGAACTTACGCATGAATCTTTTGATTCTGATGCTTGGATGCAATGGTTTAATGAAGGGTTACAAGACCTTGCTCCTGTTATTAAAATAGAAGGTTATGATGAATTTGATGTAAATGGAACTTCTCGGGAATTGCCTGGTGATATTTTTAAAATTCTTGAAGTTCGTTTGGATAGTAGGAAGCTAAATAACTATGGCATTAATTCAGAAAAAGAAGATGCTTATTGGATATGGGATGGGATGATATGCTTCCCTAAAGACAGGACGGGTAGAATTAAATTATGGTATTTTCGTAGACCGGCGAAATTCACTCTTGGTTCCGCAAGACCGGATATTCAAGAGGGATGGGAAGATGCTGTTATTTTATATGCGGCGGCAAAATCTAAAATGCCCGATAGATGGTTGCAAGACAAAAATGATCTTTATCAGGAATACCTTATCCGCAAAGCTCAAATTGAAAAAGAAAGGAATGAACAGTTGGCAAGGCCACGTATTGCTGTTGCAAGGAGGTGGAGATAATGGCAAGGCCAAATGCATTATATAGAGAATTTGCACGGCTTAATGAAGTTACGCCTCCTGAAAATCTGGAAGTCAATGAATTGGCTGAAGCGCTAAATGTGGTTTATGATGGCGATAAAGCTGTTTCAAAGCGTAAAGGGATTGAGGTAGTAAAAAACTTTGGTGAGGATATTAAGATCGAAAGGTTAATTGATTATAGCAAAAAAGAACAACTTCTTGTTGCCTATGGCAAAACATTGGCAAAGAGTGATGCGACTATTATTAAAAGTGATTTCGACAATGTGGAGTTCGATTGGGAAGTATTTTCAGACGGCAAGTTATATCTTGTAAATGGTAAGAATTACTATGTCTATGACGGCACAGATATTTCAGAAGTCTCCCCTGCTGAAGGTACAAGTATAGATCATATTAAAAAATGTAAGTATATTGTC